ATATAGAGGTACATGAATTACGTGTAGGAGACTCTTGGCATAATCCTCCATTACTACCGCATCAAATAATTTGTTTAGAAGCAGGCACACTAGTAGAAGTTAGTACACCCGATAGTGTTGAAGATAATTATAGAGTTGGCAAAGGGGATAGTCAAAAATGAAATATGTAGTTGACATTGACGGAACAATATGCTATACTGAAAATAGTGATTACCATAACTCAAAACCTAACTATGAACATATAACTAAAATTAACGAACTATATATGGACGGACATATAATAGTATATTGGACAGCTCGAGGAGCTAATTCAGGTATAGACTGGACAGCGTTAACTAAAGAACAATTGTTTTCGTGGGGAGTTAAATATCACAACTTGTGGATGCAAAAACCTCATTATGATGTGTGGGTAGACGATAAAGCTGACTGGATATTTGATGTATGACATTGTTTTTATAAGTTATAAAGAACCGAATGCTGCTGAAAATTATGCTGCACTAAAAGAACGATTTCCTATGACTAAGCCTGTTGACGGAGTAAAAGGAATACATCAAGCACATATTGCCGCTGCAAAGAAATGTTTTACTAAAATGTTTTGGATTGTTGACGGTGATGCACAAATTTTAGATTCCTTTAATTTTGATTATGAAGTTCCAGATCATCAGTTAGATCATGTACATGTTTGGCGCAGTAAGAATCCTGTAAATGGTTTGGAATATGGATACGGTGGTGTAAAACTTTTTCCTCGGCGTATGACAATTAAAATGGATACTAGTAAAGCAGATATGACTACAAGTATTAGTGACAATTTTCGAGTAATGAGTGAAATAAGCAACGTTACTGCATTTAACACAGATCCGTTTAATACTTGGAAAAGCGCATTTAGAGAATGTGCAAAATTATCAAGTAAGTCTATACAAGGCCAACTTAATAATGAAACTGAAGAACGATTAGAAGCGTGGCTACATCCGATATCGGATGCGCTTTATAGAGATGAAGCAAAGCGTGGCGCCGAAGAGGGAAGAGAATACGGAGAAAAATACGCACAATCACCGCAAGATTTGCGTAGAATAAATGATTTCGATTGGTTGCATGAACAATTTTCAAACAATACCCTGGGATAAAATTACCCAATTTGGACAGAAGACACTCCTAAAGAGCCATCTTTTTACAGTTTCTTGGATACTGGCTAGATTTTGTAATTATTCATGCAGTTATTGCTGGCCATACGCTAGATCTAGTACCCCTGACCATCAAGATCTAGAATTGTACTTACACACACTAGATAGTATCAAGGCACAGGCAAGAGACAACGGTTTTACAGATTTTCATTTTTCGTTCAGTGGAGGCGAGCCTACAGCGTATAAATACTTTGGGGAGATCATAGATCATTACTGTAGGGATACAGCACCCGAATACCAAAGTATTCATATGACCACAAATCTATCACCAGGCGTGAAATGGTGGAACAAGTGGATACTTAACACAGACACACTGCAAAGAAAAAGCATCACAGCGAGTTACCACGCTGAGTTTGCTAATGAACAGGAGTTTGGAGATAAGTGTCTCTTATTAGCTGAAAATGAAGTATTTGTTACAATCAATCAAGTCATGGTTCCAGAGATGTTCGACACGCTTTACGAACGCTGTGAACGATTTGCCGCCAGAGGTATTAATGTCACTCTCAAACCTCAATCCGACCCCACTGCCTCCTTCGTGGTACATGGATATACACCAAGCCAACTTGGACAGATGCAAACAGGATTCCCCCAAAGAATCCCAGACAGATATAAAAAAATAATTCCTTTATACCAAGTAGAATTACAAGATGATGCAGGCAACATATATAATGTTGATCAAGCCGAGCGGTTTAACGCCTTTGGTTTTAATAAGTTTAAAGGATGGACTTGTAATGCAGGATATCAAGGATGCGTTATACGAGGTAATGAAGTAAAGCGGAGTTATAGTTGTAGTGAAGAACCGTTAGGCACACTACAAGACGGTTTTACGCTGTTTAAGGCACCATCTAAATGTGTCACTGATACTTGTGTAAGCAGTGCTGACTCAAAAATTCCTAAGGTAAAAATATGAAAGTTGAAATAGAAGATGTCTTGTTTTGGATGGATGCAATCCGTAACAGCGAAGATAGATATCGCACACTTGAAAGTTTTTGGAAAGGACAAGTTCGAAGTAAAGTTTGGCTTAGCGATCAGCTAAACAATTGGTATATAGGTTTAAAAGATATAGTAATATTCGGAGGGTGGAACGGAGTGTTAGCAAGTATTCTTTTCAATGTTCGGCCAGATATTAAAAGTATTACTAGCGTTGATATAGATCCTACTTGCGAAGAAATTGCAAACACTGTAAATAAGCGTTATGAAATGGAAGGCAAATTCAAAGCAGTAACAGCTGACATGTGCAACTACAAGTACGATGCACATTTAGTAATCAACACAAGTTGTGAACATATCACTCAACAGCAATACGAAACTTGGCTAAGTAACATACCAGAACAAGCTATGATAGTATTACAGAGTAACGACTATTTCGAGTTAGATGAGCATATAAGATGTGCTACTGACTTAGAAGACTTTGTAGAGATGAGTAAGATTAATGTTACATGGAAAGCAGAGTTGCAAACTGAAAAGTATAAAAGATTTATGCTTATCGGTCAAAAAATAATGGATTGATCTTCAAACTTGTTAAAACTTTTTTCCAATAGCGCATTGTGTTTTTCCACATCAATTATTCCGCCGATTGCTACCATGACTTTTCCTGGCCCGGCCATTGTAGCACCGTGATAGTATTTGTCGTGTGACAAACAAAACACAGGATTACTTTTATCTATTTTAGGATAAATTCTATCACCATTATCAGTTTCAGAAAGAAAAAAACTTTTGTATTCGTGTTTTGTAAGTAATATATTATAGCGCTTTGGGTCTAATAATTTTGTATCATCGTCGACTATTTCAAAATCTTCTCTATCTTTATGGATTGGTACATCACTTGTTTGTTCTAATGCCATTACTAAACTTAATTGTTTATACGGCAATTGATCTATAACGGAAGCAATTTGCGGAAATTTAGTATCAAAGTTATCATAGTATTGTCCAACGCTATCCATTAATACACTTGAATGCTTTTTATGATGTTGGTATATATCTACGTCATTCCACTCGTCTCTTAGCATTCTTCCAAATATAGGATAAGTTTGCCATAATCCACTAGCACAGGGCATGTGATCTGCAATGGCTCCTATTGCGTGAAAATGTTTTAATACTTCAGATTCGTCAGGTAAATTGACTTCTATGTCAATTGGTAAGTATGCAATATTGTTAAACACCTTTATTCCTTTAAATTTAACAAGTCTATTTGTAAATATATCTTGTGCTTTTCTTAAGAGATTTAATTTTCTTTCTGTATTTAATTCTTAAATACATTGATTTTAAAAATGCAAACATTTTATTCTTTCAGATATGCGTTCGCTTATTAATTTATGAGCATTGTGTGAAAAATGATAATGCGGCAAATAACAATAATTACTAACTTCTTCTAAAGACTGCTCTAATAGTTTAAATTGATTCATATCATCGAATAACATATTTTCTACTGGAGTTAACTCAAAAGAATTATCTGTATGTGTTATTGTAATATTGTCGTTAACTTTATAATGATATTCGTCACGTGGTTGATTTAGTTTAGATGATGAAATTGGCAACACATAACAAATTATATTTTTTAAATTTAATTTATGTATTGTGTAAAGTATAGACATATAGTCTTCTTGCATAGTCAGTGATTCACTAAAAAACTCAAAAAAGTATTCTTGCAAAATATTATTTTGCGCTCTAGTTAAAAAATGAATAGGTTGAGTAGGTTGTAAAACAATACTTGCAGCTTCGGTTTGAGAATAAGTTAGCATTAATCGATTGTGAGTTGTTATCTGTATGATTGCTATAGTATTTGTATAATAATTTTTTGGAAAATATTTTAACGTTCGAAGAGCAATTTCTTTATTAGAAATTCCTTGCTCAGCAATGTTATCGACAGGTACTTGTAAGTTTTTACTTAATAATGACGGATATGCAAACTTTTTGTTATATGCAACAATCTCTTCTCGAGATACATTATGTTTAATATTTTTAGTGTTAAACATATTTAATTTGTCAAATACAACACTACCTTTTTTGTGTGAAAAATTTATTTTTTGATTTTCGGGTGTTGATAATTTAGAATATTGTGGAATATGTTCTTCTTCCCAAAGTTCTATGCCAGCAGTTACACTGCAACCAGAAATGACTATTTTTTCCATCATAAAATATTTATATTACGTTTAGTACAGTTTTAGTAAATCAGGTTTTGATTTATCGTATTCTATATACGGTTTATAATTATATCTAGTAGGAACTTTGTCCGGAAGTTCTAAACCTTTGTTAGTTGCAGTATCCCTGCGTATTATTTGATGTAAGAAATTTGTTATACCGTCATGCGGAACAAAGTAATTCCAAGGCCCTGTGCGTAATTCTTCCATATCTATGTTAGTTTCGTCACACCACTGTATTAGCCTTACTATTTTTCCTTCAATGTTTACCATCATATGATAGATATTGTTATCTGCAGGATTTATATCGACAAAACTTTTATTGTTTTTTTCGCACCATTCCTTAGCAGCATAATATAATGTGCTTAGTCTATAAACATTTTGCGTTGCATTTCTACCTATCTCACTTCCTAAACGTACTCTAAAAGTATGTGGATGCCACGGTGAATCGATAATTTCTTGTAAGATATCAGATAATTCATTCATTTCTATCATTGTATAACTGATATACCCCATATCTAAATCTTGCTCAAAAATATTGTTAATTGCAGTTTCTTGTTTATTTCTAATTACTTTGTGATTATGATATGAAGGATGATTTAATCCTACGTTTACAGAAACTAATCCTGCTGCTTTTGATTCTTTAAGCCATCTTGTATTATTAAATCGAATACCATTAGTCATTACTGCTGGGTATAGAGATTCGTGTATTTCACTTACTTCTGCACATAGTTGTGGAAAGTCTGGACGTAAAGTAGGTTCGGCTCCTGCTAATATGATTCTATGTATACCGTCTCCTGGCTTGTCTATAGGAAATGTTTTAATTGTGTCTATCAATATTTGTCTATTTACATCTGCAGAATCGTTATCAGGTAAATGGTAGCAATGGGGACAATCTAAATTACATCTATCTGTTGTTTCTATTAACAAACCTCCAGACATATTAAACCTAGGATCGTCCATAGATTTTTTCAAACCATAATAAAATTCTGCACTAGTTTCTATTATATATTGTTGAATTCCGTGTTCAATACAATTTTTAACCAAATAAATCATTCCGTCTTCTTCCATTCTATAGGCAGGAATATGACTATGGCAATGATGACATAGTGAAACTGTAGGATCTAATATTTTTCTGTTTCCAATGTATTTAAAAATTTGATCAATGGCTTGTTCTGTGAATTGCGTCAATGAAAACTACCTTCCTCTACTTTACTATCTATTAAACTTACTGGTTGTAATGATTTTTCTTGTTCTTTAGTAATGTCACTTGTACTTATATGTTTATAAGGATTAGTAGTATTATACAAATCGGTCTTATGTAAAAACTTTTTATACATTTGATCTGTTTGATGGCTTACTTTTGATCTATCTCTAACTTCGTATGTACAATCACTTTCGATCCATCTATCAATATCAACAGTGCTATCTATAAGGTACGGATATTCTTTATTTTCGTCCTTCATAAATGCATATTGTAAATCTTCTATACATTTAGGCAACTGAATTAATTTATTTGCAATCTTAATTACTAAATTAATTACATAATCTTTATGAGCAAAGAACTCCTGAGTACCATAACTTTCTGGTAATGTAAGAGCTACAATATTTCCCCATTTACTCTCTGGAGGAATTTCTCCGTCTACTAGATATGCAAGCATTATTTCTTCTACATCTTTTTGCAAACCTCCGATCCATTCATCTGATTTTATTTCTTCGTACATAAAATCATAAAATTCTCTATAAGAAATACCGGCAATGTTGTTAAGATATTGTGCAATTATTTGACTATATCCTGCATAATGAAATTGGGTCAATACCCAACTAAAACTTAAACAATCTGCAAGGTCTTGTGAAGATGCTGTATTAGTAGCACTAACCATTGCAATTACTTCTTCACTACCATCTTCTTCATCCCAAATCCTTTCTTCAGGACGTCTGTATAGGTCTTTAGGATGTATAAGTTTTATACCGTATTTTTCTTGATATGCAGGGTCATCCATTTCGCTATTAGGTATAACAGTTGCAAGATATGTTTTTACACTGTTATGTTGCCCTAACTCTAAAAGTTTCATAAGACCGTTAATGTATGTATCTTTAGTTTCATAGGGTAATCCTAGAACTAGTTCAGTATAATGCCGTATTCCGTGTTTGTTACATTCGGCATAAGTTCTTTCAATATTATTTAGACCCATATTAAATCTTTTAACAGCCTTTAGTGTATCAACGTTTAAACTTTGTATAGCAACTTCTAATCCATAAGTCCATTCTTGAATTATTTTTTCCATTTCAAAACATGCCGGATTAAGATTTTTTGCATGGTTAAACGTTACACGTCGAATGTTACTTCTTGGATCTAATATTGCTTTACGTATCAGATGTGCTATTTCTACATCACGTTCTCGTAATATACCGCTGTTTGCATCGATAGGAAAGATCCAATGTATATTATGAGTTATTGCCCATTCTATGTCTGCTTGTACTCTTTCAAAGGCAAACGTTTTTAATTTATTTAAATAAGATGCACCCCATCCGCAGAACGTACAATGGTAAGGACATCCTCTATTTGTTTCTAACATCATAAACCAAAACACGCCAGGATTGTCAGCAATTATTTTATCAAAAAATCCAGTAACATATGGACTAGGATAATCTTCAATTTCTTTTTGTCTTGGATTGTTCCAGTATCTATCTAGAGCTTCGTTGTTTAAAATTTTATGTAGCAACTCTGCCCATTTTTCTTCTCCCTCACCAAACATTGCTACATCGATATATTCGTGTTTTGTCCAATCTTCGTTTACACTTGGACCACCAAATACAATGATACATTCGGGCCAACGTTCTTTAATTCTTTTAGCACAAGTAAGATTCCAATTTTCATTCCATACATAACAACTAAAAGCACATACTACTGGATCTTCTATCCTATCCAATACGTCTTTTTGTCGTTCACGTTTCCATATTACATCTTTTAATTCGTAATTATTCTGTATGTCTTCAAACTGATTACAATATGCCCAAATACATCCTACACTATACGGTAAGTAATGTTCGGGTCGTGTTCCTGAAGAAATCTCTGGTTGAAATAGATAAACATTTTTTTTCATCAACAGTATTTAGTGTTAAATACATTGGAGATATTATATATGACCCCAAAAATATTTTTTCCCTTTACAGAAAATAACAATAATTCTGACTATAATATTGTTTCAAGCTATACAAAGTTTGGTTATATTAAAGATGGAAAAGACTTCTTAGATACAAGTCTTGGTAGTTGTGGTAGTTTTATGTTAGGATTTGATAGAACTGATATTATTGATTATGTATCCAACCGTTCAAAAGAAATACCGTTTGTAAGTGGAGAATATCTAAGCACAACTGATGCAGTGTTAGAACTTTCACAAAAGTTATACGATATGACAGGCGGATATTATAGTTTTTATAGTTTGTCAGGGAGTGATGCAGTTGAAGGCGCAGTGAAGTTAGCAGCATTATATCATCAGTGTAACGGGAATATGCAAAAAAATAAGATTATCGGAGTAACAGAAAGCTATCATGGTAGCACTTATCTCAGTTCTAGTATAAGTGGCGGTAGTTTTATGACTCGTACTCTAGGACGCAACGAATTTTGTGAAAGTGTATATAGAGACGATAATGAAAATATTTTGCTTAATAATTTACAAAATGCACTGAGCACAGATGACATAAGTTGTGTTGTTATGGAAAGTTGTAGCTGGCTCGGAGGTGTAACACCATACAGTGATAATTTTTGGAAATCTCTTAAATTATTATGTAAGGCAAAAGATATTTTGTTAATTATCGATGATATTGCTATGTGTGCCGGAAAATTAGGAAAATTAAAAGGATTTAATGTAGATCCTGATATATTCGTAATGGGGAAAAGTTTAAGCGGAGGTTACTTTCCTCTTAGTTCGTGTTTAATGACTAAAGAAATTTTTAATACAGTAAAGGATGATTTTTGGAGTCACGGGTTTACATATAGTTTTAGTTTAACTGGTATATACAGCACATTAAAATATTTAGATATTATCGAAAAAGAAAATATATTCGAAAACTATGAGTATTTAAAATCAAAAAGTAATCTTATGTTTAGTCAACTAGTAGAAGACAGCATTGTTCAAAGTTATACCTCGTATGGATTATACTATAACTTAAAATTTTTCCCTGTAAGTAATGTATCGTCAGCACAAAAAAAGTTTTTTGAAAACGGTTTAAATGTAGGGATACAGAACTACGAATGGAAAGGTTTACGTGTTGTAATTCCACTAACTGCAGATGATGAATATTTTAATCAATTAGATACTAGATTACGCAACGCTTTAGGCCACTACGTTTAATATCCAATGTCATACAATGTATTCCGCCTGCCCAAAACATTCCGTGACGTAGTTTACTTACGTGACAGTTAATATTATATTCTCCTAATTTAGCAAATACTTCTGGCTGTTCGGTTGCAAATATAATATTATTTGGATCTATTACTAAAACATTTGCTTCAAATGCTACTTCTTGACAATAACCTGTCCATTGATCAAACCAATCTTCTAGCCAATTATAAGAAAACGGATCTACTTTATTGTTGGTTTCTTTTATAAAATTTTGATAATCAAATCTTTCAAATAATCCATCTAATAATATTAATTCTTTGTTTCGCAGACTTTGCGGAACCCAATGTTCGTCCATGCATATTACAGTGTTGTCGTTAGGCATATAAAATCCGTGATCTATATGCCCCCAACTATCGACATATGTATTTTCATTATATATAAATTCGGCATCAACATTACGCTTCATCCATTCTAAACCTAACTGAGTACCCGGGCCTTGATTATTTACAATAATATTTTTGCCTGCTTTAAACATTGTAGCAGTATGCCATAATAATCTTTGATTTAACCGATTGTGATAAATGTCCTGCCCGTCTAAATACCATTTTTCGTTATTATTTAAATTATTTAAAATTGGCGGCGGCAAGCTTAGCCAATTATGTCCTTCGTTAAACAAATCTTTAAATAGGCTATAATAATTAAATCCATCGAAATACCTATCTGGTAAGCTGGTGTATGTCTGATATATAGTTTTATCGTAAGCAAAATATTGATCTCTCGGAACAATAGGATTAGTTGCGTTTAAAATATTAAAATTATGTAAATTGGACCTTTGTGGAAATATTTTAGGTGATGGTCTTAAAACTTTTGTGTTAAATGATGAAATTAGTTTTGCTAAATTATCTAAATCTTCTTTTGTTTCTTTTAATATTTTTTCTAATAATGGTTTTGCTTTATTATCAATAACCCAAGTGTCAGGTACTTCGGTTAGACAATTTCCAACAATACATAATTCTAAAGGATCCCAGTTTGTATATATACTCATAATTCTATTTTCTTTTTAATATAGCGTTGTAAAAAATCTTCTAGTTCTTTGTTGGGCCATTGATTATAATGTTTTTGTTTTTTTTGAAGCTCTTTAAAACTTAAATTCATTAATCCGTGATCTCCCCAGTGCCAAACACTAACGCCCATTTCAACTTTATACTGTTTATATATTGTATTACAACTTTTTACTGCCCAGTCAAGATCCATATAATCATTTTCCCAATCTAATAATTCGTCAGCATACTTTAAAGAACTTACAGCATGTAAAGATTCAGAAGGTGTGTTTCTTTTTCTGTACCCTAATGCTTTCCAGTTATTACTTATAAAACTTAATTTTGAATCCATGCTACTTAATGGTATTTCTAATGCATAAGTAGCACTTATATCTCCTTTAGATGTCCAATTCTTCATAAGCCATTCAATGCCACTTTCCCAAGTTTCTTTAGTTTCAAAAGGCAGTCCGCACACCATATTAATATTGCCTCGATATGGTTCTATTGCATCAAACCATTCTCGTATTTCAAGTAAGCCGTCTTTTACTTTTGATGGATCCATCCCCTTCCCTACACTCGAACCAGTTTTTTTATTAAATGTTTCTATGCCATACATATGCCCAAATACACCTAATCGAGACAATGGATCCCATGTATCTTTATTAGCAATTAATAAATCTGCTCGCATAAATCCGTGCATTCTTAATTTAAAATTTAGTGTATCAGCTACGTTTGCATATTTTTCTATCATCGATTTATCTTGATTTAAAGTTTCGTCTGCTGTATAATAATTTGTTACTCCAAATTTATCATAAGCATCTTTAACAGTATATTCAAAATCAGAAGCAGCAGTTGAATGATCGTCTTTTACACCCAATATAGGATAATTGCAAAATTTGCAGGCAAATTTACAACCTCTTGTAAATTCTATTGTAAGCCATTCCCAAGGTTCTATAAGATCTCTATGTTCGTATATAACGCCTAGTTCGTTCATTGGAAATGCAGGGTAAGTGTCATTAGCAAGAATAATTTTTTTATTTTCCCATCTTGTATCAAACTTGATAGTTCCGTTATTCTGAAAGTAATTAGCTAATTGTATTATTGCTTTTTCTGCATAACCTACGGTATAATAATCTATTGACTCATTATTAAATTTAGGATATGTATGACTGCCGTAGATAATTTTTATTTTAGGATAAAAGTCTTTAATCCAGTGTGATAACATGTCTATATGATCTGGCCAGTTACCAAACCAACATCCAAATCCTATAAACTTTGTTTTTTTGTGTATTCTTGATTTAATAAGATTTTTTAGTTGTTCTAGAGTCCAAAAACTAGCAAAGTCTATAACCTCTATATCCCACCCATTATTCCTAAGGTAATGTGCAATACGATGCGGCCCTAAAAATCGATGAGGCATCATGTCGTGTACACCAAATATTAGTGCATGATCCATTATGTTCCCCAGGCTATTTTTTTCTGTTTATATCTTTCGTAAAATGCATCAATAACACCGTTTTGATCATGGTGCACATCTGCTTTTATTATTTTAGATATAGCTTTATTATCATTTTTGAAAAGTAAACTATAATCACTAAAATGCCAAGAACCTACACCGTTTGTGGGCGCTAAAACGTTGTATGATTCTCCCATTGCCCATATAGCCCATTCTATATCCATATAATCATTTTCCCAATCTAACAAGTCTTCAGTAAACATACCACCGCCCATAGTCAGTAACTTCTTTTGTTCAGATCCGCTTTGTAACTTTGTCTTTCTATCTCGGTAACCCATATCCTTCCAACTTCGTGTAAATAAACTTGGCTTTGCATCACCAGTAGGTAACGGAATTTCCAGTCTGTTAAATGCAGAAAATTCACCTGCCCAATTTTCTTTTAACCAGTCTACACCTTTCCAAAAAGTTTCTTTAGATTCATATGGCAGTCCGATAATCATACTAATATGACCTCTATAAATACTGTTAGCCCTAAAATAATCTTTAATTTTTATTAAGCCTTCTTGTAACTTTTCAGTTTTCATTCCTTTACCTATAGATGCACCCGACTTTCGGTTAAAAGTTTCTATTCCATAATGATGACCAGTAATTCCAGTATCAATCATCATTTGCCAAGTGTCGGGTTGTGCAATCATTAAATCAGCTCTCATAAATCCGTGTGCTTGTAATTTGAAATCCCAGGTGTTTGCAACATTTGCAAACTTTCGCATCATTTCTTTATCTTGATTTATCGTTTCGTCGGCAATATAATAATTTGTAATACCAAATCTATTATAAGCATCTTCGATTTGTTTTCTAAAATTTTCTGCACTTATGCTATGATCTTCTTTAATACCTAAAATAGGAAAATTACAGAATTGACATTTAAATTTACAACCTCTTGACAATTCTATAGTAAGCCATTCCCATTCCTCTAAAAAGTCTCTATCTTCGTAGTATGCTGCATATGTTTTTCTAGGCCATGCAGGGTAGTCTTCATTGGCGTCAATAACTTCTTTGCCTTTCCATCTAGGAGAAAATTTTAAATTACATGGTTTTCCTAAAATGTCCTTTACAATTTCTAATATAGATTCTTCGCCGTATCCTACACTATAATAGTCAATCGGTGATTCTCTTGTGTGAGGAGAAGTCATACTACCATATACTAAAGGAATATGTGGATAAGTCTCTTTAAGCCATACTGTAAATGTTACCATTTCGTCTGGCCACGTACCGAACCATGCTCCGAACCCAAAAAACTTTATGTTCTCGTCCATTCTATTTTCAACTAAACTTTTTAGTTCGTCTAACGTAAAATAGTAAGAGTAATCTACAACTTCTGCGTCCCATCCTTCTTGTCTTAGGAATGTAGATATTCTATGAGGGCCTAAAGGACGATGAGTCCCAGCTTTATGAACGCTAAAAATTATACATTTATTCATAAATTTATTTTATTCCGTTTATATCTCTCGTAAAATAGTTCTAATTCTCTATTTGGACTAGGGTTAGAACTTTTATTTAATGTTGCTATTTTATCTAGATCATTTGTAATTAATCCGTAATCTCCGAACTGCCACATATTTATACCATTCACTGCTGAAATTCTCTTATTCGCTGTGTTAACAATTTCGTCAGCAGTTTCTAAATTCATATAATCGTTTTCCCAATTTAGTAAAGATCGTCCGTAACCAAAATTTTGTTCTATATTTTTATGATAAGGTATTTTTGCTTCTCTATAGCCTAATTTTTCGTAATTAAGAGATATGTATGACAATTTTACATCCTTATCGTCAGTAGGAATATCCAAAGAAAATATAGTTGTATTTTCTCCCTTCCAGTTATCGTAGCACCAATCTATTCCTGCATTAAATGAGTCTATGCTTTCGTGCGGCAGTCCGCATATTAAACTTATTACTCCACGATACGTGTCATTTGATTTAAACCATTCTTGTGCTTCTAGCAAACCGTTTTTTAATTTATCAGGATGCATTCCTTTGCCTATACTACTACCAGATTTTTGATTAAATGTTTCAACTCCGTAGTAATGACCGTAAAATCCTAACCTGTCTAAAGGTTCCCACTGTTGCCTTTGTGCTACTAATAAATCAGCTCTTATAAATCCGTGCATTCTAGGTTTAAATTTTAGTGTATCGGCAACACTTGCAAATTTTTCTAACTTATCTGTGCTATCATTAAAAGTTTCGTCAGCAACATAATAATTAGTCACACCGAATCTTTCGTAAGCATCCTTTAGTTGCACACCAAAGTCATCAGCATCTCTACTATAATCGCTTCTAACTCCTAATATAGGAAAATTACAAAATTTACACTTAAATTTACACCCACGAGAAAGTTCTATACTTAACCACTCCCAAGATTCTATAAAATCTCTATCTTGATATATAACATTAAGAGACTTCATTGGGTATGATGTGTAAACATCTAATGCAGAAATAATTTTTTTATCTTTAAATCTTTCATCAAATTTCAATTCGCTATTTGATAAAAGTTTTACTATTGCATTTTCTCCGTATCCTACAATATAGTAATCAATACTTTCAGAGTCAAACCACGGATAAGAATGACTGCCCCAAATTATTGTTACATTAGGATATGTTTTTTTAATCCATTTAGTGATAGACTCATAAGTTTCTGCCCACACACCAAAAAACGCACTAAACCCGCAAAATTTTGTTAACGAGGTTATTCGCGAAGCACAATATTCTTTTATTTCTTCAATACTAAATTGCTCTACAAAGTCTAAAACTTCAATGTCCCATTCTTGCTCTCGCAAGAAAGAAGCAACACGATGGGGACCTAACATTCTCCTAACTGTTGGTAAACTTGTAATACTGAATAATAGACCGTGGCTCATAGAATGCCAATCCTAACATAGGGAGATATTTCCGTCATATAAATATTTATATGAACCTACAGCCCGAGTCAATCGACATTGATATTTTTGCAACTAAGATATATAAAGCAAAATACAATAAAAATATAAAAGATATAGAAAATGTGCTATCCGAAGTAGTAAATTTTGATCAGGTATTGGAAAACAATCAAGGATCAATGAGAGGCGATGGTATATGTTCTTATGTTCATAAAAGAGATTTACAATACGATCCAAGATTTTCTGATGTAGTAGAATTTATTACAGATAGTTGTAAAGAATATTGGAAAAATTGCGGATTTGATTCAAAATATATTCCTATTATAAAAGAAATGTGGTTTAACGTTTACAATATAGATAGCCATATAGATTTACATAATCACTCTCCTATGGTTACAACTTGTAGTTTTTATATAAAAAAACAATTAAACAACAGTAATCTTGTATTTGAAAATCCGTTATCTACGTTACTTAAACATCAACCTTATAGTATCGATAAAGAAACATATCACACGCTTTTTGAAAACGAAATAAATGCAGAAACGGGTGATATTGTATTATTTCCAGGATGGCTAAATCATAAAACACTTCCTAATAAATCAACTGAGCAACGAATAATGATTGGCGCAAATATATGCAGCGGCGTTTAGAACCCCAATTAATGCTTAAAGATTATAATGTAAAAGCATTTGCAGAAGCAGATAAAACTCCTACACGGAAATTATTTTTAAAGTTATTAGACGAATACTTTAGTCCTAAAATATTTAATAACGTTTTGGATTTGTGCTGCGGACCTGCTCAGTACACAATAGACTTAGCAGAAATGTTATACTGTCAAATTGATGCAATTGATGGTTCGGCTCCTATGCTAGATATTGCAAAAACAAATATAGAAAAAAGTGACTTAGGTCACTGTATTCAATTATACAATTTACATTTACCTTTTATTACTGATAAAAAATATGATCTTATAGTATGTGTAAATAGTTTACATCATTTCCATGATCCTAAGGATTTTTGGATTACCTTAAAACATCATTCTACAAAAGGCACAAATGTATTAGTAATTGATTTAGCAAGACCTGAAATAAACCCGAGTGAAGTTGTAGAACATTATAGTAGTAACGAATCAGAATATTTTCAAAATGACTTTTATAATAGTTTACATGCTGCATTTACTAAAGAAGAAGTACAAGGACAATTATATAAATTAAGCTTAGATTTAAATGTTGAATATCAACCTTCTGCATTAAATGGTTTTGGAATGATAATAGTCTGGGGAGAATTATGATAGAACACATTATAGAAACGGATGGTAATAACACACCTCTTTTCGTAAAAGGACTTACTAGTGGGTTTAAGAAAAATCAACCTAGTATAAAAATTGGCGCAGCTCGAGGTACTCATGAAAATCCTCAGCTAGTACAGCAAGGAGATCAATTAGGTACTTTAAAGTTTAACGCATACACAGGCGCCGACGGTGAACCTTATGGAAATGCTGCATTTATAAGTGCAATAGCAAGTGAAACTCCTAGTTTTGGGCAAAAAACCATAGATGCAGAACTTTTATTAGGATCTATTAACAGTGTTGCGACTGGAAATTTTGTTACAATAGATTCTAAAGGTAATATTAAACCAAAAGGAATTGTAATAGAACATACGTTAAATAGTGTGGCGCAACGTGATAAATCAAAGCCTTGGTGGCTTTCGGGAGGAACAGATTTTAATTACCCAGTTCCTATAACGATAAACACAACTAGCACAGGTATACTTATTGCACAAACAGGAAATTTTAAACAACCTGCTATGCGTTTTGAAAGTTATGATAACAATCCATTAAAAGCTGGTTGGACTACTTTTAACAGATTCCGAGGTACCCCTGATAATCCTGAATCTTTAAAAAATGGTGACTTCATCTATGCATTTGACTGGATGGGAAAATCATCTGACGAACCATGGGAATGGGGAATGGCTCAAACTGCAATTATAGATGACGACCCAGGTGAAGGCTATTTGCCTACAAGTATGAACTGGGTTACTAGATTAGAACCATTCGGTGAACCAAAAGTTGCAGTAAAGATTAGTAGTAATGGCACACTTACTGCTAATTACGGTAGTGTAATAAATGAAAATTTAGAGTTAAACATAGAAGAAATAAAAAATGTTAACTTAGAAGATGTAAAATTTGTTAAAGTAAAAGTTAACGGTGAGTATAGAGCAATGCCTACTTATTCATTTGGATGAATACCAACCTCTTCAATTTTAACATCTTTTCCTTGCCATGACCAAATAGTATGATCGTACCAAGTATGAGATCCTGTACTTTGCGCCTCGGCAAAAATATACAAGCTTGTTTCAAATTGAACTATCTTCTTGCCATTTTTCCAGTGACTTATGTAACTTAAACATTCTTTAAATTTAGACATTTTTCTTTTCCATATTCGCTTAAATTTTTTATAGTATCAAATAATAATCGTTCTGTTTCTAAACTGTAATCTGTTCTAGATCTATATGCATTGATTATACCTTCAGCTCTGCGAAATCCATCAATGCTTGATTTCCAAATTTCTGCTGCATTATCTAAGTCTAATGCTGTATCAACTTCAAAGAATACACTATCTTTAAAATAAAAGTTTTCATTTACAAAGTGATTTACTAAAACATGATTTGGTCTATAATATGCAAGATTTTTTTGTTTACATTGTAACCCTAAGTTATAATATGCATCAACTACTTTTTTAATATATGATTTAAAATCTTCGACAACATTATTACTATTCATCATTATATTAAATAACATATAAGGTGGCGGATAACCTAACTCGCCTGGGCTACTAAAATAAGTATAGATATATTGTTCACCTTCAATTTTTACAGATGAGTAATCTTTTAATATAGGAAATTCAGGCATTGGATCTAACTTTTGATAATTTGAAATACCTCTAATTTTATCAGGATGGTATTCTTGCAAACAATGCATATCTCCATTAACTTTTAGACAATGAATATATCTATAGCTAATTGTTTTTATTTCCTCATCAGTTATATCCCATACACAGTAATCGGGTCTATCTTTATACTTGTAAAGATTAGTACTAGAATCTCTTGGATTTTGTTTTACAAACTCATCAAATGTTTTTGTCCAGTCATTAAAGGTATAACATTTATCAACTATTATTTGTTTTAAATCTTCAATCAAGGTATTTCCTTTTGACTTATTTGAAGTACAATTCTTGGTGTAAGACCTATATTAACACTTCCGTGTAAGTCATTGTCTTGATCATATCTAAACAAATCACCAGATGCATATCCACTAACAAATTTGTTTTCGTGTATAAACACATGTCCGGCTTCGTAATTTTTCCATGGCATCCAAAATCTATAATTATTGTCGTGTACATTTACAGTATCCCTGTGTAACGGCATAAACTGTCCTGGCATCTGCTTTACTATCCACCAGTCACCTTGTAAATATTTATTAAGCTCGCCCATATCTAAATCAAAAGGACAATTGCGATTATCAAATATTTCAGCCATGATTAAATTATTTCCATACGGACCATTAGTAAACATATCAGCCTGACTATCATCTGTAGCTAGGGTTTGGTCTACATTAACTTCAACATTATCATCTGTGCCGTCGTGATCTTTCCAAGGACTAATCTCTATACCCTTAGTAGAAATTAATGTATCTATCCATTCTTGTTTAATTAAGTGATTAAAATTACCGTAAAATTTCATATAAGTGCTCCGCATAATTTATATGAGCATCTTTATCCGGATGCCCCCAAGCTAGTCGTTCTTTACAAAAAAAATCTAAACCTTTATCTGTTAAAAACTTAGATTTACTTTTTTCGTATAAATTTAATATTACAGGCATAGATGAAATAATATTATTATTCATAGCAGGAACAATATTTATATTGTAGTATTCTAATACTTGTAAATTTTTGACAAAATCCCAAGATATTCTATCATCCGAAAACCAATCTATTAACGCCTTGTCAGTTTGTTCATTGATAACAGGTTTTATATCTCCTGTATCTTTTACTCCTAATAAACCTTTATACGGCCATAGCAATGACGGTAATTGAAAGGATTCTACAATTTTATCAAATATTGCATTACGTGTTGCTTTAGTTAGTGAGACAATTACTATATCATTATCAGTAAACTTATAATTGTTTTCAAAAACTTGATATACAATTTTATCTAAACTATTTCCGCTTTCGGCATAATTGCAACATTGTAAATTTAGTTTATCTGCTAATAATTGCGGCCAAGCTATTAGTTTTTGTTTTTCCTTTATAATGTTGTATTCTTCTTGTAGATTTTCGGTTTCTAACTTTTTAAAAAATTTACGTGGATCATTAGACGTTGCTAATCTATAGTCGTTAATAGATAATTCGTGTGCTAATAATTCTTCACCAGTGGCATAACTGCAACCGAATACATATAATTTACTCATCATATATTGTAAATTGAAACGTTAGTCTTTCTGATAGCCCTATATTTGCTGCGCCGTGTATTGCAAATGGATCATCAAATTCATATACATCGCCTGCTTCATACGGCCCAATTAATTTATCATCATATATTAAAATATGCCCAGGTTCATAGTCTTTCCAACTCATCCAATAACGTACACAATTTTTTTCAAACTTTGTTGTTCTATCGCTGTGTATAGGAAGTACATGACCGGGCTTATATTTAAATAGATTAAAATAAGTTCCACTAGTTCCATCTTTATATGTAGTTACCCAAGGCGGTATACCTATATCAAATGGAAAGTTTCTCCCGTCAAATATATAATACATCAAAGACTTGACATCGTAACCTGCATCGCCGTACTTTTTTTGAAAATCACAAAACTCTGCACGTTCGCCTCTTTCAATTGCACCTTCAATATCATTATCGATAAACTCAGCTTTTGGTTGCTCTATGCCTTCGTTTTCGAGAGCATATGCAATCCATTCGTCTTGTAACCAGTCTCGGTAATTTCCTATATACTTCATTGTTCTTCCTCATATAATGTTACTTGTAAAACTACACGAGGTGTTAAGCCTATATTTGCTGCCCCATGTAAACCTTGTGCATCGTCATATTCGTATATGTCACCTTTTTTATAGTTTGTTACTATTTCATTTTCAAACTTAAATATATGCCCTATTTCCCAATCTTGTAAAGGGATCCAAAATCGTTGAGCATTTTTTTGTACAGTAGTGTGCGGGTCAACATGCATTGGCATAAAGTCTCCAGGCATCATTTTTGTTAACCACCAATGTCTCGATCTTCCACATTTATGGAACTCTGGTAATTCAAAAGGACAATTGTTTTTATCAAACATTTGAAAGTAGGTAGCTGTTGGGTCATATCCAGCATCAATTGCTTTTTGCCACTCTTTTTCTCCTTCGGGTCCTTGCGGCTTTCCTCCGTCTCTCGGCCTATGCAATCCTTCGTTTTCTAAAATTAACTTT